TAAATATAAAAATTTTCCTGATTGGCCACTAGGCCAGCAGGAGAAGAGTAAGCAGTCCCAAACTGCAGGGAACGATGCAGACATACAAACAGGAGATAAAATGTCTACAACATTTTATACTAAAGATGGCACACGTCATGAACAGAAATGGTTTGAACACTATGACAATAGTGAGATAGCCAGAGAGATTATCATGAATGCTCTTCACGATGCGGTAAGAAAAACGCATGGAGAATATGATAATATCTATCTTCAGCACGTAGAGAATGACCATGGTGATGGTCGGGCAGTAGCTGTGAGAAAGAAAATGGTTCAGTATATCTGGAGAATTTTCAATAAGTATCACACTTCTAAGTTCGATATGTCTGGTCATCCGATTGTGACTGATGTGTTTCACGTTTTAGAAAAAACGGGAGACATGCCTAAGAAGTACAAATAAAAAGTTAGGGGCGAGCAATCGCCCCTGCTGATCCCTGATCCAGCAGGTTACTGTCGATAATGCGAGGTACCGCCCTGTTGGATCTGGGATCAGCTTGACCGATTGAGAGTGAAGGATCACGTGGTCTTAACTTGCACTCAAGCGATCTGAGATCAGCGGAACCATGCCTTAGTTGGTAGTCGTCCGCTGGTCTTCTTTTTCAAAAAAAAATATGGGTGGGTCCCGCCCACAAGCACTAATCACAGGCAACAAGTCACGGGGTGGGTCCCGCCCACAAGCTCTTCTCTGGAAATAAAAAATTTTAACTGTTGACTTATTCCAATAATATCCTATATTAGACTCATGAAAGAAAAAAATTTAAACACGGCCCAGGCCTGGTTATTAGTTGGAGGCTTAAGCAAGCCCGGAAAAATGCCCGGCTGGGCAATTGGTATACCAGCTAAAGAGTGTAATACCGGCGGCAAGCTCCAAAATGTAAAAGGCAGCGTCTGTAATGATTGCTACGCTTTAAAAGGCTGCTATGTTTTCAAAGTTGTTCAGGATGCACAGTATAGAAGACTCGAAGCTATTAAAAACCCTCGATGGGTCGAGGCCATGGCGTTATTAATAAATTCTAAAAAGCCGGATGTTTTCAGGTGGCATGACAGCGGCGACGTTCAGAACCTGGAACACCTTCAGAAAATTTTCGCCGTTTGTAGGTTGACGCCGTCCAGAATGCATTGGATGCCCACAAAAGAAGCCTGGGTAAAAAAATATTTAAAACATAAGCCTGACAATTTAACAATTCGATTATCTTCTCCGATGGTGAATCAGGAACCAATTAAAAGCTGGCCTAATACATCTACCGTAGTTACAAAGAAGGCTACATGTCCAGCACCGCAGCAGGGAGGCCAATGTCTCGACTGTAGAAAATGCTGGAATCCAAAAATTAAAAATATTAGTTATGGCCAGCATTAGATCAAAGCATAACAATCTATTTAATTATTTTGTTTACGATCACAGGCTTCTGTCTAAAGCCTACGTCAACAAGTGTAAAAAATTCCTGAGCAGGAATAAGAGGGCTGGACGTATTCCTCCAGCCCTCAAGCAGAAATAAAAAAATAAAAAGGGTGGGTCCCGCCCGCAAGCACGCATCACAGTCCGCAAGCGACGTCCACAGGCCACAAGCCAACAAGCCAAGGTTCACGTTTCACGTGAAACATTTTTTCCTCCCCCGGGCGGGTCCCGCCCACAAGCTCTTCTCTCGAGCCGCGACATTTTGCGCGTTGATCTTTGTCCTAGAATATGTAGGACGCTAAACGTTTTGTAGAAATTTAAAGCTTGACTCCATACCCGTGGCACACGGATCTGCCTTCCCCTTAATTAAATCTTGTATAAACCTTCCCTCATAAAGTTTTATGTCTGTCTGACAGAGGCCCTTGGCCATGATGAAACTGTTGTGTGGATGCTTAATATGGAAGGCAATTTGGTGTGGTGAAAACCGAATTTTTTTAACCAAATTTAACTTTAATTCTATAGTGAAAAAGTGACCAAAAGTATTATAAACCAATAGATCAGGAGTGCCATGTGCAGCACTATTTTCCAAGCGTGTAAATGATAATTTGCAATTATTTTTAATGTTGAACGCTTTAATTTCATGCCAAAATTTAGTCTCTCCCTTAATCATTTTTCAGGTTAAGTCCGGAGCATTTAAGTTAACTAAATTTTCTTAATTACTTCACCCATATTCCATTTAGATGCATACAAAGTCATCACCAGTCTATGTGTTTCTCGGACTCCAAGTATTTTGTTTTCCATTAATTTTATGTCCTTGATGTCGTAATATTTTCCGTCGGGTAAACACACTTGTACTCTTGCCTCTTGTGCTACTGGCGATTTCATAAACTTGTCTAGGGCCTGTCTTAATAGCTTTCCTGATACCATCACTTGAACATATACCAAAAATAAATTATATTGCAAGTATGGGAGTACCAAAAAGACTAACTGAAAAGCAAATTAAGTTTGCAAATTTAATTGTAACAGAAGAAGGCAAGAAGACAGATTCTGAATGTGCTATTGCTGCAGGTTATAAACCGGACAATGCATATGTCAGTGCAAGTAGACTTCAAAATCCTGCATTGTATCCTTTGGTAGCTCAATACATTGGAAGACTTAGAGCAGAAAAATTAAAAAAATATGACATCACTTATGAAAAACACCTAGCAGAACTAGGTAGAATTAGAGATGGTGCCTTTGAAAATAAGGCCTGGAGCGCTGCAGGTAATATGGAAATAGCTAGAGGTAAAGCTGCGGGATTCCAAAACAATAATCACATACACTTACATAAGGACCTAAATAACGTAGAAGAATCAGAACTAGATAAGATGTTAGCTAAGGCCCTACAAGATTTTAAACCAATTATAGACTCAGAAGCAGAAGTCGTAGAGGAAGTTAAAGAGTAATTTTCTCTAACTTAACAATACATCCAACAGGAAATATATTACGATCAGAAAATGAAACGTCTTTATCTTCATACGAAGCAAATGTCCAAACGAATTTTTTATTTCGTTTGTAAATGTATGCATGTGTTATCATTTTGCTGCATTCGAATTTATCAAATTCTTCGATTGATGCATGTCCCGCATCCCCAGTTATATCGACCCATTCAATCCGATAAAAGTAATACCTCTTCGAACCGATCATGACATGTTTAAATTTTGATTTCTTATTTCTACGCATATCTCTATATAGCACCTATAGGTTTTTTCTCTAGGCACATTTTTTTCAAAAATATTTTTCTTATGCGCGCGTACGGGTTTGCTAAAAGCGTTGATATAGGCTAATTATTGTAAATTGTAACAGCTGTAACACCATTGTAACAGCGTTTTGTTACAAAAATATCGTCTAAAAGTGTTGGTATATGCGGATAATAACACTTTGAAAGTCATTGTAACCATTGTAACACTGTTTTGGAAATTCAAAAACAAAAAAACTTTTCTAGCAAAAAAAGTCTATAGGCACAAACACCATCATTATTGTGACATATTTGCAACACTTTGTTGTATTTTAGCCACACTCCAGACAATATCCAGGTAAACTAGCACTTTCATTTTTATACAAATGATTATTACATTTTTTAGCCTTACAAAATACAGTTCCTTTTAAATCTAATTCTGGTTTCTTACCAAATATTTCATTAAAATTTTTTCTGTATCTGTCGTTCGATGGTCTTGTAATACCATCGAACGTTCTACCTTTTTCTTTTTTCATATTTATTCCTTTCATATAATATCCTATATAACATCACATCCCGGCTCTGTCAACCACTTCTTGAAATTCTTTTTTCTGCTTGTAATATTG